AGCAAAGGAAGACCTACAGGAAGTTGTAGAGTTTCTACAGGCGCCAGAAAAGTTTCATCGCCTTGGTGGTAAAATTCCAAAGGGCGTTCTACTTGTTGGACCTCCAGGAACTGGTAAGACTCTACTTGCCAAGGCAGTTGCTGGCGAAGCAGGTGTTCCATTCTATCACCTATCAGGTTCAGATTTCGTAGAAATGTTTGTTGGTGTTGGTGCATCTCGTGTTCGTGATATGTTTGACCAAGCCAAGAAGAATTCTCCATGCATTATTTTCATTGACGAAATTGATGCCGTTGGTAAGAGTCGACAGAATTCTATGAGTAGCAATGATGAGCGTGATAACACTCTCAATGCTCTTCTAGTTGAAATGGATGGATTTAATGACAATCAAGGTATTATTATCATTGCTGCGACAAACAGGGCTGACATTCTTGATGCTGCTCTTCTTCGTCCTGGCCGTTTTGATCGACAAGTTACTGTTGGTAATCCGGACATTACGGGGCGTGAAAAGATCCTGAAGGTTCATACTAAGAGCGTTCCTACAGCTGCAGATGTTGATCTAAGAACAATAGCAAAGGGAACTCCTGGTTTCTCTGGCGCTGATCTAGCAAATCTAGTAAACGAAGCTGCTCTGCTTGCTGCTCGCCGCAGTAAGAGAATTGTATGCGCCAAAGAGTTTGAAGATGCTCGCGATAAGATTCTTATGGGAGCAGAACGTAGAACACTCCTTATGACCGATGAAGAGAAGAAGATGACTGCATACCATGAAGGTGGGCATGCTCTTGTTTCTCTCAACATGGAAGGCTCTGTCCCTATTCATAAGGCAACCATCATACCCCGTGGACGAGCATTGGGTATGGTTCAATCTCTACCAGAACGCGATCAAATTTCTCAGTCATATAAGGAAATGATTGCTCATCTAGCAATGGCAATGGGTGGTCGTGTTGCTGAGGAAATTGTTTTCGGTAAGGAAAATGTAACATCTGGTGCAGCTGCTGATATTCAACAAGCAACTAAGATGGCACGTGCTATGGTTACTCAACTTGGTTTCTCACCAAAGCTTGGTAGAATGGCATATTCTGAACCAAATGCTGATATGTTCCGTGCTCCTAAGATTGCAGAAGATACACAGAAGATCATTGATTCGGAAGTGCTTCGTCTAGTTGAAGAAGGTTATGATACTGCAAAGAAAATCCTAACCACTAAGAGAAAAGACTTAGACACCCTTGCTAAGGGACTACTTGAATATGAAACTCTATCAGGTCAAGAAATTGTTGATCTTCTAGATGGCAAAGTACCGCTGAGGGATTAAAAGGGTCGGCTCCCTCCTCTGAATTTCACGAGAGCGTCGGAATTAACCGAGTGTCTATAAATAAGTGCGCATTAGTTTATAGATGGAGCCTTTACTTTTCACGAATTATATAGTATAATATTATTTTGCATCTGTGGGTCTTTGACCGGATGCGTATTTTGGAGGTTTGATGGCGAAGTTTTACACAAACGTATTCATGCGTGGAAATCGCATGTATGTAAGAGGTTTTGATAAGGGTCTAAGATATACTGACGTTGTAAATTATACTCCTTATTTGTTTATTCCTAAACAAAACGGTAAATATAAAACACTAGATGGTCGCCCTGTAGAAAAACTAGATTTTGATTCTATTTCAGAAGCCAGAGATTTTTCTAGCCGTTACGAACAGGTCTCTAATATGGAGATCTATGGACTAACGACATATTCATATCTTTATATTTTTGATACGTTCAAGGGCGAAATTGATTACGATCCTAAGCTAGTTAACATCGCAACGATCGATATTGAGTGCGCCGCCGATGAAGGATTTCCTGATATTCAAAAGGCAGATAAGCCGCTTACTGCTATTACTCTTCGCAGTCGCAATCGTAATTATGTTTTTGGTTGTGGAGAATTTCACAACCAAGATCCAAACACACATTATGTTCAGTGTAAAGATGAATACGAATTAATTCAACAGTTTCTTGATTGTTGGGATGGTTTGGATCTAGATATTATTACAGGTTGGAACATTGAGTTCTTCGATATTCCATACATCGTCAATCGTATCAAAAACCTATTTAACGAAAAGGAAGCTCGTCGTTTATCTCCTTGGCATATTCTAGATGAAAAGATTGTTGAGTTCCGAGGCAAAGAAAATCAGTCTTATAATCCTGCTGGCATTGCAGTTCTTGACTATTACCAGCTGTATCGTAAGTTCATGTTTGGTAATCAGGAATCGTATAAGCTCGACTTCATTGCCCAAGTAGAACTGGGAGAAAAGAAGATTGATTACTCTGAATATGGTAATCTATTAGAACTATACAAGAATGATTATCAAAAGTTTATTGAGTATAATATTCACGATACTGTTCTTGTTGATCGTCTAGAGGATAAACTAAAGTTCCTTGAACAAACTATGGCATTGTCATATGACGCCAAGGTTAATTACCCTGATGTCATGACAACAGTTCGTCCATGGGATATTATCATTCATAACTACTTGCTCGAGCAGAACATTGTTATTCCTGCTATGAAGAACCAAAGAATGGAAGGTAATCTCATTGGCGGTCACGTAAAGGAACCTAAAATTGGATTGAGTAAGTGGGTGGTAAGTTTCGATCTTAACAGTCTGTATCCTCATCTTATCATGCAATACAATATCAGTAACGAAACATTTGCTGGTAAGGAACGAGATTTTCCATCAGTAGACGAATTACTGAAGGGTAATTCTGATATGAGAGAATATGATCCTCGTTTACAGTATTCTCATGCAGCTAATGGTTGTTTCTATCGCAAAGATCAACAGGGTTTCTTACCTGCATTGATGGAGCGTATGTATAATGACCGCACCAAATATAAGAAGTTGATGCTTGAAGCCAAGCAGCGTTATGAGGACAATCCTAATTCTGAAGACGAGAAGTTAGTTGCTCGTTATCACAATATGCAGATGGCCAAAAAGATTCAGCTAAATTCTGCTTATGGTGCCATGGCTAATCAGTTCTTCCGTTGGTTTAACTTCGACCATGCTGAAGCAATTACCATGTCTGGTCAGCTTTCTATTCGTTGGATCGAAAGAAAGATGAATGAGTATATGAATAAGACTCTTAAGACTGACAATGTTGATTATGTAATTGCCTCTGACACAGATTCTATCTACGTAGAAATGGAAGCTCTTGTAAAACACCTAGATACTACTGATGAGTTACAAATCGTATCGGCTATCGATAAGTTTTGCGAACAAAAGATTCAGCCTTATCTAGACAAGTGTTACGAAGAACTTGCTGTGTATATGAATGCATACCAGCAAAAGATGAAAATGAAGAGGGAAACAATTGCGAACAAAGGTATCTGGCGTGGCAAAAAGATGTATATCCTCAACGCTTGGAATGTTGAAGGCGTACAATATTCTGAACCAAAACTCAAGCTCCAAGGTATTGAGGCGGTACGTTCAAGCACTCCGAAAGCGTGTCGAGAAAACATTAAAAAGTCTCTCGGAATAATTATGAATGGTGAACAGGCAGATTTGATTAAATATATTGCTGATTTTCGCCAGGAGTTTATGACATTACCTTTCGAAGACGTTGCTTTCCCAAGAGGCGTGAAGGGAATGTGGAAGTATAACAAGGATAAGTCTCAGATTTACGATAAAGGTTCGCCAATCCATGTTAAGGGTGCGTTGATTTTTAATTGGTTGCTTACTAAAAATAAGATTACATCAATTCCTAAAATTCAGGATGGCGATAAGATTAGGTTTGCTTATCTGAAGGTTCCTAATCCTGTTCAGGAATCAGTTATTGCTGTTCCTGATGAACTACCAAAAGAATTAAATTTCATTGATAAGTATATTGACCGAGAAACGCAATTTGAGAAGTCGTTTCTTGAACCACTAAATTCTATTACCAGTGTTATTGGCTGGGATACAGAACACAGATCAACACTAGAGGAGTTTTTTAGTTGAACGAATTAAACGACGATTTTGAATTTGATTTCGGTTTTACTAGCGAAGACGAACTGAAAGCAGGAGAACTAGAATTACAAGACCAGCTAGGTAGTACGCAAGTAAAACTAGAAGGTCTACGTAAAATGATCATGCCTCTTCTTTTGAATCTAAAGAAGAATCCAGATAAGGATATTATTAAATGGAATGGCGCTGATCGTGTAAAGAATATTGATGCTTTCATCAAAAAGATGGATGCATATATTAAGTCTTGACTTTACGGCTTGAAGGAGTTATACTATGACAGATAAACAAATTGAAGACTTTGCGAAGTTTGCTGCTGAAACATTAAACGGCGGTAACTTTTATGATAAAAATTTTTATCAAGCTAAACATAGAGAAGCTTGGATGAATATGATTACTAAGTTGATCGAAAAGATGAAGGAAATGGAATGTCATTAAAAGAACGCTTGATTAAGAACAGCACTATTGATTATACCTCAACTCTTACAGACAGTAAGATCTACACCAAGAAGGATATGATCCAGACGCCAGTGCCTATGATTAACGTAGCGCTGTCAGGAACTATTGATGGTGGTATTACTCCTGGCCTTACTATGCTTGCTGGTCCATCCAAGCACTTTAAGACTGGCTTTGCTCTACTACTTGCATCTTCTTTCTTAAAGAAGTATCCTGATGGCGTTATTCTATTTTACGATTCAGAGTTTGGCACTCCGCAGTCTTACTTTACAAAGTTCAAGATCCCTCTTGATTCGGTTGTTCACACACCAATTACTGATGTTGAAGAACTGAAGTTCGATATTATGAAACAGCTGAAGGAAATTCAGCGTGAAGATCAGGTTCTGATTATTGTTGACTCTATTGGCAATCTAGCTTCTAAGAAGGAAGTTGAAGATGCCATGAATGAGAAGTCAGTAGCCGACATGTCTCGTGCTAAGCAGCTAAAGTCTCTGTTCCGTATGATTACACCACATCTTACATTGAAGGATATTCCTCTTGTAGCTGTCAATCATACATACATGGAAATTGGTATGTTCCCGAAGGCTGTCGTTGGTGGTGGTACTGGCGCTTATTATGGAGCAGACAATATTTGGATTCTTGGTCGCCAGCAGGATAAGGATGGCGCTGAAATTCAGGGTTATCATTTCGTTATTAATGTGGAGAAGTCAAGGTATGTTAGAGAGAAGTCAAAGATTCCAGTCACTGTATCCTATGAAGGCGGCATTAATCGCTGGTCTGGCTTGCTCGATATTGCCATTGACGGTGGATATGTTGCAAAACCCAAGGTGGGCTGGTATGCTGTTGTGGACAGAGCAACCGGAGAAGTTGCAGGAAAAAACTACCGAGCAGCCGACATAGTTGATAATAAAGACTTCTGGATGGATATATTCAAGAATACAGACTTCGCTGAATTTATTAAGCGCAAGTTTTCTCTTGACACCGAAGGAACTTTAGTTTATGATGAGGAAGAGTGATGAAGTTCTGTAAAGACTGTAAGTATTGTTCTTATGAACCAAAGAAATGGTATCAGTTCTGGAGATATGGGCCTTACGAAAACACGTACAATAAACTAATGTTTGCTAAGTGTTTGCATCCAAATGCATTACTTAAAAGCAAAAATTATATAGATCCAGTCACTGGCGAAAGAGCAGGGTATGATAGTTTCTCATATTGTGATACTATGAGAACTAAGTCTCCACAGAAATGTGACGTAGAAGCGTATTGGTTTGAACCAAGGGAGCAGAAATGAGTATATCAGATGGTTTTTGGTTTCAGGTAGGCAGAGGTTTTGCTGAACTGGCTCTGGGACTAGGTTTTATGTTCTTTATTTTTATAGTTGCTTTAGCTGTTGCTCTTTTTAACGATTGGAGAAAAGGTAAAATATGAGTATTGAAAGAACAATACTAACTAATTTATTGTTCAATGACGATTATAATAGGAAAGTAATTCCTTTTCTTAAGTCAGAGTATTTTCAGGATTATAATGAAAAGGTTGTTTTTGACCTAATTGATAATTATGTAAAGAAGTATAATTCATTTCCTTCTATTGAGGCACTAGCCATTGACCTGTCTAATAAGGAAGGTCTAAACGAAGCAACGTTCAAGATTGCGAAAGAGATTATTTCGGGTCTTGAACACGATTCTAACACTAAGTTGGACTGGCTACTAGATCAAACAGAAAAGTTTTGTCAAGACAAGGCGTTATATCTGGCGATTATGCAGTCCATCAAAATCATGGATGAAAAAAATGGATCAATCTCCAAAGGAAATATACCATCAATTCTTACTGACGCTCTCGGTGTCTCTTTTGACACCCACATTGGTCATGATTTTTTGCTTGACAGTAATGAGAGATACGAATTTTACCACCGTAAAGAAAAACGAGTCGCATTTGACCTTGATTACTTCAATACCATCACAAACGGTGGATTACCCAATAAAACCCTTAACATCGCACTTGCCGGCACTGGCGTTGGTAAATCCCTCTTCATGTGTCACTGCGCCGCAGCAAATCTTGCCAAAGGACTTAACGTCCTGTATATCACACTTGAAATGGCGGAAGAGCGCATTGCGGAGCGCATCGATGCAAACCTACTAGACACTGCAGTTGATGAACTAGAAATGATGCCCAAGCAGTCATACGATACTAAGATTAACAGACTGAAGGAAAAGTTTACAGGAAAGTTAATCATCAAGGAGTATCCGACTGCTTGTGCTGGATCCGCAAACTTCAGACATCTTCTTAATGAACTGCGTATTAAAAAGAACTTTGAACCAGATATTATCTATATTGATTATCTGAATATTTGTCTGTCATCGAGGATCAAGCATGGAGCCAACGTCAATTCTTATACCCTTGTCAAAGCAATCGCAGAAGAACTCCGTGGGTTGGCAGTTGAGTACGACGTACCTATCGTCTCGGCAACTCAAACAACTCGAAGCGGATATTCGAACAGCGACGTGGGACTGGAAGATACATCGGAATCCTTTGGACTCCCAGCCACAGCTGATTTTATGTTTGCCCTCATTAGCTCAGAGGAACTTGAAAGTCTCAGCCAGATCATGGTTAAGCAGCTCAAGAATCGTTATTCTGATCCTGGGTCTAATCGTAGGTTTGTTCTTGGGATTGACCGTAGCAAAATGCGACTATACGATGTGGAACAATCTGGTCAGGATGGATTGGTTGATGATCGCCCAGTGATGGATAAGGGCAAGTTCATGGAGGAAGAAAATGAACGAGGAAGGCCAAGGCCAAAATTCGACAGATCAAAATTCGAAGGATTCAAGTAAGGAATTTGACCTTCGAATGGCCGAAGAAGTTTGGTTAAAAGTTAAGGGATATCCCATCCCTGACTGCTATTCTGAAAAGGATAGGTTAGATATCTTTGAGCGATATTATCATCGTGCAGTTTCTCAATCACAGGGGGAGTAATTGATAGTCTGTTCTTGTAATTACATAGACACTAAAGACATTAAAGCAGTTCTGAACTATGCCACAGAACCAAATCACCAACAAGTACTGAATATGCTGGCCTGGACTCCAGAATGTTCATATTGTAAAGAACTCATTGTTAACGAAATTAACAGGTGTATCAAGGAGATGACTGATGTCGGTTGATTATAAGATTGTTGAGAAGGATGGTAAGTTCTGTGTTAAGGAACAGGCCACCGATTATATCATTAAAACCTTTGATACACGAGAAGAAGCAAAAAAAGTTATGAAATTTTTGAATTTAGGCGGTGGTTTTTCGGGCTGGACTCCTTCATTTTTACTAAATAATGTTAGCAAAAATATGTAGGATGCTTATAGCATCAGCGGCACGAGCCACAATAGAAGGGCAACGGAATAGTCGGGAGTAAATGGTGGGGTTCCACCCGACACATATTGCGCTAGAAGAAATTCGGGGGTAGGTGAAAACCTACCCTCTTTTTTGTAGATACTTTTCGTATGAATACCATGAAGTTTTATATATCTTTTTTCTTGGTCCTGAACCTGCGTTAATATTTCCCTCTAGAGACCTGCTTATATTTTTCTTATGTTCTTCTGTTAAAGGTTTACGTTTCTTAGGCGAAGCTGCCTTTACATTAGCTTTACCTTGTTCTGACATCGGAAGTCTGCCCTTACGAAACCCCATTTTTTGATATTTTTCTAATTCGTTTGGGTGTATGAGTTTGTGAATAATATCATTCGTAACCCATATTTTTCCTTTTTTCTCTTTTCCTAAACTTTTTAAAATTTGTTTTTTGTCTAGTAGATTACTTAAACCTTGCCAAGCTAAAAAATCTTCGTGTTTACCATGTTCTTCCCATAATTTTTTATGGGCTGCTGCATGCTCTTCGAGGGTTAATCGAACGAGGTTAGACGAATCGTCTGTTCCACCCATATGTTTAGGGATTATGTGATGATTGTGATAAATATTCATGCTGATGCTCCTTTTAGCGTTAGAGTAGGTAGGACTGCCATCCGTGACCTACGTTTATTTATATAAACGTTCCGCCAGACCGTATTTTTGTCAGAAAGGTATCGGGGCAAGCTCGCAAGGGCTTGCCCTTTTTGCATTTATAAATATAATAAATTAACTCAAATTCCATCATGAGGGTCTAATATGCTAGGGTTTAATTCATTTTTATTAGTAGAGGCTTCTGGTAAAGAAACAGCCCTTTCTGGTCATTCTAATGAACATTTTACTAATGAATTTATTAAAGATTATATCAACCATTCTAGAGAGCATTTATCTTCAGGCGCTTCTCCGGAAGAAGCGCACGAAAAAGCAATTGATTTTTTAAACAACAGAACCTATAATAAAAAAGATTGGCAAAATCATCCTGGTTTAGCTCCATCAGTAGAACATTTTAAAAACCCAGAAATGCAAAGTATGCATGAAGACTCTAAGAAAACCGCTCGTGGTATCATAAATCACGTTAGAAATATGGGATACGGTATTGATGAATCTAAACATATGGGAATTGGCGGTCCAGCTGCAGTTGAAGCTTATGCCGGCAAACCATCTGAAGCAGATTTAGCTTTTAAAATTCGTCATCAAGGCACAGGTAATCAAGATTACGCTCATGCGTTCCTGGAACATCTTGGAGCTTCTTTGAAATATTCAAAAGGTAAAGAAAGCTCCATGAAAATTTATGCTCCTGGTGTTAATACCATGGCAGATATTGTCGATGATCATCACAGCAGACTGTTCGGATCGAACAGTTCTCTTAGGGATAAACTAAGAGAAATTGCTGATAATGGTTTAAATAATCAGAGATCTTCTTTGAAAAACCATCATAAAAAATTACAAGATTATTTTCAAAAATATGATGAAGAAAATAATTCAAAAAACCCATCTTACGTTCCAATAAGAGAAAACGGAAGAGTTGTTGGTGGAAATCTTTCTCAAAAAGCAATGAGTCATATTAGAGATAACCCAGAATTAAGATACATATATGATTCTGTATCTGATGAAAATCTTAAAATGAAAAACGAATTGGCCGCCGCCATACATGGTAGAATTGCTCAAGTTTTAGATCACGAACCTGGAAATCCAGAACATAACGAATTAAAAGAATCTTTGTTGAGATCGATCAGTAATTTACACAAAGATAAATTACCAACATTTTTGACTTCTACGAACAGACAGAAACCTGAAGCTGATATATTTAATATGTCAGATTATTTGGGAAACCACATAGAAAAAAATGGCCTTCAAGGTCATAAACATGGAGGAGCCTCTACGTTTTCAGTAGGTCCATTTAGTTTAGGATTAGATACTAGACCAACGACAAGACAAGATCCTCTTTCTGGGCCTATTAACGTAACAGTTAGTAAGGCGCAAGTTAAAAAAACAATGGAACCAAGTAATACACCAGTTGTTAAAACTCCTACAATTAAAAAACAACCTAAAAAAACTACAGCCGTTCAACCAACCGCTGCTCCATTACCAAGAACAAAATTACCTTATAACCGTCCAAGTTCAGGAAGATTACCACAATCAGATTCTCCAATGGCTACTGCTCCAAGGCCTGGATTAAACCCAGACGCTCAGCATGGACAACATAGTTTCTACACACCACAAGAAAAATCATTAATGAAAGGTCTTTAATGATGAGAATGGATTTCAAGACTTATCTAACAGAAGCTGGTAAATCTGTTCAACAGACAACTGAGCAAAGAACTCACTCTGAACACGTTAATCATCTACCGTTTGATGGCCATGAAGCTATGGCGCAAGTTCATGATACTATGACAAGGATGCACAATTATCTTCTTGGTAGAAAAAACAATATCCCTAAACTCGTTTCAACTAAAATTGATGGCGCTCCAGCTATTCATTTCCTTAAAGATGAAAACGGTAGAATTGGTATCGCAACAAAAGGCGTGTTCAATAAAAACCCTAAGATTGCATGGACTCATGAAGACGTAGATAAACATTATGGTCATGCTCCTGGTTTACAGGAAGTTATGCACACAATGTTGGATCATGGTCATAAAATTCTTCCACCTGATATGAAACCAGGAGAAATGTATAAAGGTGACGTTCTTAAAAAAGCAGGCAGAAGCGACGGTCATTCTGTACTTCATAGTAATCTTCTAAGATATAAATTTCCTAGAGGTTCTGGCGAATCAGATCAGATTGATAAATCAAAAGTCGGTATCGCATTACACACATATTATGATAAGAAGGGTAGAGCCTCGGCTATTACACCACAACAGCGTGGTAAGTTTCGTAGTCATCCTGATGTATTTAATTTAAATCCTGATGTTCAAGTTAACCCATCAAATTATACTCCCGACGAGCAAAGAGAATTTAATACTCATATGGAAAACGCTAGAACTGAATACCAGCGTTTGAAACCAGAAGCATATGATGCTGTTGGACATCATAACATGGACATGAGAGCTTATGCTAATGATGTTGTCAGAAGAGGAACTAACGAACCTTTAACAACAGAAGGTTATGTTGATTTCCTAACTCAGAAACACAAAAAAGATTTAGAAAAATATAAAACTCAAGGAACTGTTGATAAAAAGTCTCAGGCTCATTCAGAAAAAGTTAATGAGATCATGAGAAATAAAGAACACTTTGATAAGTTATTTAAGATTCACGATCATATCCAGAAAGCCAAGAACGTTCTGGTTGGCGTTATGAACAAGAACGCTCCTTCGCACGTAGAACTTCCTAATGGACAGCCTACAAATCATGAAGGTTATATGACTGATGGTGGAATCAAATTAGTAAATCAAGACGATTTTACTAGAAATAACTCTGCTTATGGTATGGTTCAACAGGCTAAACAGAACATCAAAGAATCTCTTTATGAATCGCTAAAGACTCCTGAAAATAGTCATGTTACCTTTATTGGTAGAACTCAGCCACCGCACGCAGGTCATTTACATGCAGTTCAAGGCGTTATCGATCATGCCAATAAAATTGGAGCATCTCATTCAATATTATTGACTCATACTCATAATAAAGATAATCCTTTGACTCCAGAACAGAAATTAACATACGCCCAGAAATCTTTTCCTGGTGCTAATGTAGAAATGACCAGCCCTGAATCGCCATCTTTATTACATCATGCTTCTAAATTGTATAATAATGGTATCAGAAACTTTACTGTTTTTGCTGGCCCGGAGAGATTACCAAGCTACGAGAAACTACTAAATTCGTATAATGGAGTTAAAGGACCGCATGGTTATTATAAGTTTAATAACATCAATTTAGCTTCGTCAGGCGACAGAGATCCGGATGCAGAAGGAATCGAAGGCGCATCAGGAACTGCTATGAAAAAAGCAGCGGTTGCAGGAGATTCAGAAACATTTCATGCAATGGCTTCGCCTCATATGACTCCTGCTGATAAAACTAAAATGATGAAAGACGTTCAAGCTGGCCTCGCTAAATTTGTTAAACCAAAGAAACTAAAAGAAGAAACAGTTGCTGGTGGAGAAATGGTTCGTGGTTTTGGCGATGTCTCTGGCAATCCAGCAATTCAAGTTGACCCATTACAACAGTATTTTGGTGTTAATTCTCTGGCAGCAGATAAACAAAATGGTGCTATTCTAAAAATGATGAAAGATAGCAAACACGATTTGTTGGGATTCAAAGCCTTTGATCCAATAAAACATAATACAAGAGATAAGTCTCTGCCTTATTACGAAGCCGATCCTAATGGAGATCTTCTTCTTCGCGATAAGATAAAGAACAGAGGCAAAAACAACAATGCAACCAGAGGTTAATTATGGCACAGTTTCGTAAAGATACCCATCAATTTTTAGGCGACAACAAAACATTATTCGAAGTTGTTCAGATAGCTGATGAATATGGAAATATGGTTGGCGCTGCTAATCCTTCTGGCGTAGCAGTTGATGCTTTTGGTAGAGCAAGAGTTTCAACCCCTCTTACTCTTTTTGATTCCTCTCACAGATATCGTGATAATAACCTTTGGTCTACTTCAAATACTGCTGGTGGAACGTACGCCTTTTCTACCAATGAAGGTCTTGTTAATCTTAATGTATCAACAGTTGCAGATGCTGAAGTTGTCCGTGAAACAACTAAGATTTTTGCCTATCAGCCAGGCAAATCTCTTCAGATTATGAATACTTTTTCTTTCAATACAGCAAAAGCAAACCTAAGACAGCGTGTTGGATATTATGGTGCTCAAAACGGATATTATCTTGAATTAGATGGTACATCACTTTCTTTGGTTGAAAGAACTTATGTCACTGGTTCTATGCAAGAAACAAGAGTAACACAAGCAAATTGGAACATTGATAAACTAGACGGCGCTGGACCTTCTTTACTTACCCTAGATATCTCAAAAGCTCAAATTTTATGGATGGATATTGAATGGCTTGGCGTCGGCGCTGTTAGAATGGGATTTGTTATTGATGGTAAATTTATTCACTGTCATACATTCTTTCATTCGAATCTTGTAACAACAGCTTATATTACTTCAGCTTCATTGCCTTGTCGATACGAAATTAAGAATACAGGAACAACTGCAAGTTCTAGTATTCTAAAACAAATTTGTACTTCTGTTATTTCTGAAGGTGGGTATGAATTAAGAGGGTTACAACAGGCTGTTGGTACAACAATTGGTGCTCCAAGAGATTTAACTTCAGTCAATACATATTATCCTGTTGTTTCAATCAGACTAAAAGCGTCACCAGATAGACTAGATGCTATTGTCATTCTTACTGCTATTTCTTTGTTGGGTATTACTAATAATGCCAATTATAATTGGCGAGTTGTGGCTTCTGGAACAACCACTGGTGGAACTTGGACTTCTGCTGGTACAGATTCGGCAGTAGAATACAACATTACAGGAACAAGTTTTTCAGGAGGCAGAATATTAGCTTCTGGGTGGACTAATGGTTCTGCACAAGGATCAACGCCTGTTGATATTCTAAAAGAAGCTCTGTTTTCGTTCCAATTAGAAAGAAATGGTCTTACTTCTTCTCCGTTTGAATTAACATTGGTTGCTGCTTCTGATCTTGCGACTGCTGACATTTATGCATCGATGGACTGGGAAGAAATTTCAAGATAATATATTTTATAAATACAACGTCAGTGCGATAAGGCTACGGCAGACTCGCATATATTAGGAAAGCCCAAGGGAAACTCCGAATGAAGAATTTTACTACATTTGAAACTCAGCTAGGCGAGTCTGTCGTACTCACTGACAAGGCCAAATTATCTCTATACAAAAAATCCCAAAATTCAGGCTATTCAATCGATATTCTTGAAGAAGTATATCGTAGAGGTCATTCAACCTGGAATGAATCCTTTGGTGGAACTCCAGATTCATTTGCATTCGATCGTGTAAATTCATTCATTGCTGGAGGTTTTGCTGAAATGTTAGACGAAGATTTATTAAACGAAAAACGTGGTTTGTGGGATAATATCCATGCAAAACGTGCAAGAATTAAAGCTGGATCCGGAGAACGTATGCGCAAGCCAGGTTCTGAAGGCGCACCAACTGATGCAGCATTAAAAGCTTCGCAGAACGAAGATGCTGATCCATGTTGGACAGGTTATAAGCAGATTGGTATGAAAACTAAAAAAGGAAAATCCGTTCCTAATTGCGTACCAGTAAAAGAGGCCAAATTAAACGCTCCTCTTCCTTCAGTAGATAAAATATCAGATAAATTCGATAAATCTATGTCTGATGTCAAAAAAGCAATTAAGTCAGGCGCTTCTGTAGAAAAAGAACATACAAAAGATCAAAAAACAGCAGAGCGTATCGCTAAGGCTCATGTCAGCGAAAGACCAGACTATTATAAAAAATTATCAAAAGCTGGTTTAGAAGAAAACGCTGAGAAGCATTCAAAAGATTTCACAAAACCGTCATCCAGATTTATAGGGAGCGATGAATTGACAGACATTTACAAGCAGCAGACTCCAGGTCAGATTATCAAGAGAATAGTAAAAGAATCTACTGAAGATAAGAAACCAGCTGGTTCGAAAATTAAAAAAGCAGTAGCAACAGGTATGACGGTTGCAAATTTATATACAGCTGGTGACGTTGCTTCAAGAGCACAACAAGGCGTAGGTAATCCTATGAAAGATGTTGTAGCTGCAGCTTCTACACTACCTGGTACAAAAGGTTGGACTGCTTATGCCGCTGATAAGGCAGGACAAGCATATCAGTATCTAAAAAATAAAAAGATGCAAGAAGATGTTGTTGATGAAGCAACCTATAAGGGCAAAACAGTTCCTTTGAATAAGCCAATGAAGGGCGATGTTAAGAAATCAAAAGTGTTCGTTGATCCAGATGGTGATGGCAAGGCTCAGAAGGTAAACTTTGGAGATAAGAATCTTTCTATTAAGAAGCATATTCCTGCCCGTAAGAAGTCATATTGTGCAAGATCAGGCGGTCAAGGTAATCTAACAGATAAAACTTCTGCTAACTATTGGTCAAGACGTGCATGGAATTGCGAAGAAACTCAGGTTGATGAAACCAAAAAGGTCCAAGGTTATCAAAATTGGCCTGGTGAAAAAAAGAAGAAATTCTTTCAGGGTCCAAAAGATAAAGATGGTAAGACAGAGACACAAAAGTGGGCAGAACGCAAACAGAAAGAACGTGAAGCAAAACAGATTGATGAAGTTTGGAGCACAGCGCCACAACGTAGATCTTTTACTTTAGGAAAAAGAGATGCAGATGCAACTCCTGAACAAAGAGCAAAAGTTAAAGACGTAATTAAAAATATGAAAGTTCCTGGGCCAAAGGATGAAACTCCTGAAGCCAGAGAAGCTCGTATGGCACGCAATAAAGCCAGACAAATGGCAGCAGTTGGTTTAGGTGAAAATCAAATCAACAAAGGCGGAGGAGATGAATAATGATTGGCAAGATTGAACCAGTAGAAACTTTAAAGGTAGCATTAGCTGACACTTATGTGTTTGCAGTAAAGGCTCAACATTATCACTGGAATGTTACTGGTCCTCATTTCTCTGAGTATCATGCTTTCTTTGGCGGACTTTACGAAGAAGTAAATGCAGCAGCTGATCTTATTGCAGAATCAATCAGAACATTTGATGCATTTTCTCCAGGTTCAATGAAAAGATTCCTTGAACTTACTACTATTGAAGAAGCAACTAATATTCCTGATGGTTTAGTTATGATGAGTAAGTTAGCAGCTGATAACGAGAGAGTAATAGATTCTCTTACCAAAGCATATGAGATGTGCGAGAAACATAAGCATTATGCAGTTTCAAATATGCTACAAGACCGTTTAACAGTCCACCAGAAACATGGTTGGATGCTTCGTTCTTTCATAAAGGCATAAAAATGAAAAGTTTAGAGCACATCATCAGAGAAATTCGCGAAGGTAAAGCCGAAAAGGGTGGCAAGAAATCCCTTGAGGGTTCTATCAGAAAAGTAATGAAGGGCGAATCAGAATCTTCTTTTGGCGCAAAAGATGGCAAGCCAGTTGAAGAAGCTGTCGGCTCTATTGGAACTGATGATTATCAAGGCAATCAGTTTAAGTCAGTAAGAACAGCAACTCCACACATTAAACCACCAGCTGGTCCTGATGGTCATTCACAGGCTCCAGAAAACGCTTCTCGTCAGCGCACCCTTGCAAAAGAAAAGGGTAGCATGACTATGCATGGTAAGGTTACTGAAGAAGAACATATTGATGAAATCGCACCAGCAATTGCTGCTTTAGCGCCATATGCTGGTCCTGCTATAGCAACAGGCGCTGCAGCTGCAGCTGGAATGGCTGGTTATTATGGTTCAAAACTATTAAAGAAAATGACTGGTTCAAGTTCTTATGATCCGGAAGCAGCAAAACAAAACGATTCGTTCAAAACTTCTGCTGAACGTATGAAAATTATGAAATCTGTTTCTGCTCCTGTCATCGATAAACCTATCGAAGTTTCAACAGAACCAGAGAAAAAGAAAAAAGAAGAACCAACAACTGCTCCACCAACTAAAGTTGCTGAGCCATCTGCTCCTACACCAAAGGCAGCAGAAATTACAAAAGAATTACCTAAAACTAAACCTACCGAACTTCCTGCTCCGATGGCGGTGCCAGCCAAACCCGCTGCTGCCACACAAACTGCAGTAGCTCCTGCAACAGCAACTGCAGTAGATACTGGAGCTCAATCAAAAACTGATGTTGCTCCTGCTACGCAAACTGCTGCAGCTACAAAGGCTGCTACTGATACTGCGACAGACACAAAAGATAACGAAAAGAAAAAGTTTTCTTTTCCTGGTATTTCAGGAGTAGGTCATAATTCAGCTTATGATGCAATGCATGGTGTTCCTGTTAAAACTAAAGTTCATAAAGCCATGAAACATAGAATGCATGAAGATACAAAATCTAGAGAAGAAATTGAAAATATGCCACGTAAGGGCGATCGTAAATCAATTGAGTATGTTGGTAGAAAAGATTCTGATCCTAAATCTATTAAACAGAAAACATCTAGATTGGCAACTATTAAAAACGTAATTGATGAAGCTAAGAAACAAATTGCTGCTAAGAAACAAAGCAGTTTCGAAAGCGGTAATACTAAGGTTTTTGATTACGGAAAAGACATACTACTCATAAATCCAGATCAAAGAAGAGTAGATTTGGACGTTGATAGTGGCGAAAAGATTCCAAAAGATTAATACAATAAATAACTAAAATCTAACAGGAAACTAAAATGACAGATAAACCAAAAACAATTCAGGAAGCTCTTGCCGAAGTTCAACGTAATGTTAACGAAGCGGTTTCTCCGCCTTTTGAAAAAGATCCTTCTGGAGGTTTTAGAAAAAAACCGCAGCTTGACACAAGCAAGCCAGGAGGTCCAATACCTGATATTAAACTTGCGCCAGAAACATCAACATCCAAAGCAACTCCTAAATCCTCAACACCAAAAGAACCATTTTTTACTCCTGGTAAAGGTATTAAGAGTATAGCAAAAAATATTGTTGCTCCTGCTGCAATTGGCGCTGGATTTGGTGCAGCTGCTTCTCAAGGAGCCAAAGAATTAGCAACTGGCACTGAAACTGGTAGGGCTGTCGGTAAATGGGTTGGTAAATTACCAGGAGCACAGCCAGCAGCACAAGCAATGGTTAGTGGTAGAGAAAAAGTTGCTGATTATCTAGGTAAAGTTCCTGGTGTTGGTGATTCGTTAAAAGCTGGATATCAGAATTTATATAAAGATTCTAAATTTAATACTGCTTCTTCGACATCAGGAGACAATACACCAAAACCTACTCCTGCGCCTGCAACAACAGCAGTTACAAAAACAGACACCAACAAATCTAATGAAACAAAGCCAGCGGCTGCATCTGACAAACCTGTTGCTCTTGATAAAAACAAATATGCAATTTATCAAAAAGATAGCAGTTCTGCTAAAAGTTTCAGAGATACATTTGCTGCCCAAAAGGCTGCTGGCGCTAGTGAATTTAAATGGAAGGGCGGAGACAATGTTGAACGTTCTTATTCTACTAAATCTGCTCCAGAACCAAAAACCAGCACCTCTAATACCACTTCAACTAATAGCGATACATTAAAACCTGTAGATACTTCTACTATGGGTCCAACTAAATTAACTGGTCCAGAAGACCAAGGGCCATCTAACGCTAGATGGTATGGTAATCCAAATAACAAACCAGGTAATCCAGAAGAATCCGAAAGCGGAGGAAAGAAGAAAAAAATGTCAGAAGAAACAAACCCACTAATCGCAGCTTTCCTAAAGCTTCAGGAAACAAAGGCTGCTAATATGTTTGAAGCAGCAAAGAAAGCCAAGAAAGATTATGACGGCGATGGTAAAGTAGAATCATCAAAGGATGAAGTTTGGGGATCACGTTTTAAGGCTGCTAAGGCTGCTGGTAAAATGGAAGAAGAAAATCTTGACGAAGTCTCTAAGGAACTCTTAAAAAAATATGTTCCAAAAGCACAACATGATGCAAGAATTGCCCAATATCAGAATGATGAAAAAAGAGATAGAAAGCGTATCGAAGGTATCACTTTAGCTAAAGCAAAGATACGTGGACCTAAAGTAGCAGCTACTGAGGGAACCATGATGGACCCAAAGGATCCTTCAGTTCAGGGTGGTAGCGATGTTTCATCAACCCCAGAAAAGCCAGCTAAGGCTCCTAAGAAGGTTGATGGCGATCCATCTTATCAGGGTTCAGGCGAAGTAACTATGGGTGGTAAGCCAGTACGTGTTAAGGAAGAAACCCAGGTTGACGAACTTTGGGAACCTGCTCGTAAGGGCGAAAAGGGTTCTTCTGCTCGTAAGCGTAAAGCAGTTCAGATGCGCCTTGGTAAGAACAATCAGGATCATCCAGATTGGAATCCAAGAACAAATAAGCAGCACTCAGCACTAGTGCTTGGTCGTAAACTACAAAAGCAGGGCATGACTGAAGAAGAAACTGTAGAATTCTCTCAGGCAGAAATTGATCATATCAATTCTTTTTTCGAACAGGTAGCACCAAGTAGACCAGAACCTACAAAGGGCGTAAACCCATCAGTTAAGAACATTGATCTTACTGATGAAACTCTTGAAGAAGGTCGCCCAAAGAAGAATCCACAGCCAGAAACAACTGAACGTGATGCTCGTCAGCATATTCAGGTAATTGCTGGTCGTGCTGCTGCTGGTAATACTCTTGACTTCCCGCACAACGATGGTTCGAAGTCAAAGATTACACCAGCAATGGGAAGAAAGATTACTTCTCATCTTCAGGGACTAAAGCCAGCTGAACGTCAGGCTGCTGTAAACAAAATGCATGCTAGCTCTGAAGGTCTAAAGATTTAATGGGCGTTTTTGCTAAAAATATTATTGTGAGGGGAGGGGAAACGCCCCCTCCCGTCAAACAAGAAAAGATTGTTCAAAAATCATTCAAAGATATTCATGAAGAACCCAAAACAGAGGTTGTTGAAGAAAAACCAAAATATTCAGAAGTTCATGATGGTGAACTTAAGAAAATGATAAACAATAAGTCATCATATCTTACTGATATGATAGGTTTAAAAGATTAATAAATAAAATAAATTCTTTAGGAGGATAACAAATGCCATTATGGGGTAAAAATGACGCTGCTTCTAACTCAACTATCTATGCGCCAACAAGCGTAAAGTTAGCACCAAACAGCGCAAATAGAGATAACCTTTTTAACAACACAACAGCTGACGCTTTTATTACTGGTGTTACAGTTGGTCAGTTTGGTGTTGATAGTAACGAAATCGCAGTTAACCCAGAAGTTGCTCACACTGGTTGGGTTCTACGTACAGTAGGTTCGGGTGGTCGTGCTGGCCGTGTTATGCACGAAGTTCTAGTCGCTGGAGGAATTGGTAGCGATTCAGAAGATACAGTTTTCCCTGATGCAGTACTAGCTATTACCACTGATCCTGTTGCAGTTTCTGCTAACTCTTCAAATAATGAATCTAGAACATTCTCAGTTGTGATTGATAAGGTTCCAACATCAGCTACTCCAACTTATCTATGGTACTACTCAACTACTAGTGGTACTACTGGATTCAATACAACAGCAGCCGTTTCTGGATTCAGCGGTCAGACAACAGACACCCTAACTGCAAACTCAGCAACTCTTGCTGCCAACGTTTGGGTCAAGGCAGTTGTTTCTGTTACTGGTGGAGCAAGCGTCAATTCTGCATCTGCAAAACTTACAGTAACAAGCTAATAGGTGATTTATGGCAGATAACAGCAAAAAGGTTTCAGAATTACCAACAGCCGCAAACGTTGCGCCTACTGACAGGATCTTAGTCCTCCGAGATCCCTCTGGGGCTCCATCAGTTCGCACTGTTAATGCAAACATTTTTGCTGCTAACCTAGTCATATCAAACACAGTTCCGGCCAATTCATCTTCAAGTGGATTGGTCGGATCCATTGCTAGAGATACAAACTATATCTACGTTTGTGTTGCAAATAATACGTGGAAAAGAGCAGGACTTGATTCCTGGTAATGAAAGAAAAATTGACTGATAAAAATTTTTTGATATATTGTGCTTCTCATTATGACAATTCTCAGTACGTTTCGACTGAAGATTTTGTTGAAGACATGAATCGTTTAAAGTATATAAAAAAGTTAATCACCCGATATACTGAGTATGGCGATTTAAAAGAAAGATTAATATTAAATCATATTATAATATTAAATAATTGTTTTGGTCCAGATGTTTTATGTAGAATATTATATTTAAAACTAAAAGATCAAATGAAATATCTGAAACCTTTTCTTGTATTATTACAAATATTACCACCAAGAATTTATAATGTTGGCGAAGAAAAGATAATAGATACTGATTTAATCGAAATGGATTCTTTTATAGTATCAAAGTTAAGGAAAGTATAATGTTATCGCCAGTAAAACAATTAGAAATATTTGTTAAATTTGCAGCAAAAGAACTTGGTTTGAGTAAACTTCCAAAAATACGCTTTGTAGGTAAATCACAAAATTCAAAACTAGCTTTCGGACATTCTATTGGCGATGAAATATATGTTCGAATTACAGATAGGCATCCAGGCGATGTCATGAGAACTATAGCTCATGAAATGATACATTTCAAGCAAAATATTATGGGTAAAAAAGGTAAACAGTTCAGAGAAGACGAAGCTAACGCATTAGCAGGAAGAATAATGAGAAAATATAATAGTTCTTATCCAGACGTTTTTAAAACAAAACCTATACCATCCAATATAGCAGAAACAGAGTCATTAGTTCCTGCTAATATTATTGGCAATTCCAGTTCGACTCAAGGAACTGGAGCTATTGATAAGATTGATCCTTTACTAGCTACTGTTAAGAAAAAGAAACTCAGAGATATAGTCGGGCATAAAGCTTTATCCCTTAGAGACGAGTTAAAGAACGATAGGAAAGCTAGAAATGGATGACAAACAGGTAACTATTCTCGAGAATCGTCAGACCAAAATAGAAGATGCTATAACTAAATTAACAGAAATTTCAGCTGATTTAAATAAAATGATTGCTGTTCACGAACTACGTTTGACACAGCAAGAAAAGAATATGGATTCTTTTGAAATAATTTTGGAAAAAAGAAGAGACGAATTTGACGCTCGAGAAAAAGAAATTTATTCTACTATTGAAAAAGAAGATAAGCTTATAATCGAAAAGACAAATGAATCATATGAAAGACTATCTAAAAAGATAAGCGATCTAGAAAAAATGATGTGGGTATATGGTGGAGGTTTCGCTCTCGCTGCATTCGTTATTGCTAACTGGGGCGATGTAGCCAAGATACTACTAAAAAATTAATTTGACATTTTTGATGATACCAGTATAATCATTCGTGAGGTCATAATGAGGATAAATCATGGATTGGTTAGCTCACAAGTATATTGGTATTGTTTCCACTCGACTCGATAGGTTCAAGCGTAAGGGTCCAAACCTTTACAACTTTCGTTGTCCCATCTGTGGAGACTCAGAAAACAACTCTAATAAAGCCAGAGGATACATCTACTCGAAAGAAGGTAAGATGTTATTCCATTGTCACAACTGTGGTGCAACAATGGGTATTCCTAACTTTATTAAGATGTTGGACCAGAACCTATATAATGAGTACCAGTTAGAAAAGTTGGCAGATAAGAAAACGCCAGAGCAAGATGATTATGAGAAGTTCGTAGAGAAGATGAAGAAACCAGTCTTTATGACTTCTGGTCCTCTTAAGGGATTGAAGAAGGTTAGTCAACTTCATCCTGATAACGCTATAAAGAAATTCGTTGTTGATAGAAAGATACCTAATGTTTACCATGCCAAGCTTTTCGCATGTCCTAATTTTAAGCATTTTACTAATAGTCTGGT